CAGCGCTGGCAAGCAAGGGGCTTTCTTCAGCAGAGCGTTGGCGGCGCAAGGTCTCCGCGTCTTGCTGTATCAGATCATCGCGCTTTAACCGCTGAGCCAAGGTCAAAAGTTTCAGCGCCCTCGGCTTCGCGTGCTCTGGCAACCGTAAGCGCGGGGCCTTCCTCAACCGGCACGCGGCCCATGCGCATTTCGTCGGCTTTGGCCACGGTGGCTTGGCTAACTGGGCCAGCGCCGTAGCTTAGGCGCTTGTCAATTTCGGCTTGTTGTTCTTGCGCTGTTAGCGCGGGGGCTGTCTCCAGCACGCTCTTGTAAGGCGTAACTTTTTCAGCCAAAGCCGGAACGATTCCACTGACTGTACCTTTAATGGCGTCTGCCGCACGCGACAGCAAGCCCGGTGGTTCTGTTGGTTTAACAGGCGCACGAGCAGCCACAGGCGCAGCGGGTGCCTCTTCTACTGGCGCAGCTTTGGGGGCAGCAACTCGGCTTGCCAAATGGCTAATGATTTCGTCGTCGCTAACACCGTCCTTGCGGGCGGCGGCAACGTCAAAGTTTCTTTTGCTGGCAAGGTAGTCAGCGATCTCGGCCGGGCTGTATCCGTCCTTTAAAGCACCTTGAACGTCAAATGCCATGTGGGTCCTTAGTCTGCTTTCGCTTCGTACTTGGTCAGATCTCGGGGGCCGGTGCTAGACGGGCCGCTGCTCGAAGGTTGCGGAGCCCCAGCTTTCCAATTTTTCAATCGGGTTGACGCGGCATCAAGCTCGTCCATGTACGGCTTAGTTTTTTCAAACAAAGCTACGCTTGCCGGGTCTTTTTTCTTTTGCAAATTAGAATAAGTGCGGTTCAGATCTTTCTTGTCAACACCTAAAATGCGGGCGGCGTCGGCTTCGCTGCGTTTGACAATGCGATCTAAATCTGCGGTGGTTTCTGATTTGGGTTTGCCGCCAGCGCCACCGCTTGATGGGCGGTTTAAATAGCCTTCGTTTTTTAAACGTTGAGCTTCAATGGTGGCCGCGCCTTTGGCCATAGACAACTTGGTTTCGCCTGCAATGAAATCTTTGTCTTTTGAAAGCGTGACGGTCTCTTCGATCTTGCGCTTGATAGCGTCGGTCGTCTTGATGTCTTCCAAAGGTTTGCCAGCTTTGTATTCTTCGGTAGCAGCTTCGGCGGTAAGAGGAGCCAGCGTCTTGCGGTTTCCAAGAGCGCCCTTGCTTTTTTCCAAATCAGCAGCGTTGACTTTGGCAATGTACTCGGGAGACATCTTGCGGTCTTCTTCAGCAATGTCACGCCCGCGTTTAATCTCATCAATGCGCAATTGCTTTTCAGTCTCAGCGTCTAACAGCTGTTTCCTTAAATCCAATTCGCTTTGCTTTTTCATTTCCATGTCAGCCGCTTTGCCGTAGCCCTCAGCTGCGCGGCCCATGACGCCGCTAATCAATCCACCAAAACTAGGCATATCAAGCTCCCATCTGCTGCGGTGCAGCCGGAATGTTTTCGTTGCTGTACTGGTTCAACATCTGCTCCATCTTGTCAGGAGCGACGCCAAACTTTTCTAAAATAATGGCAATCATAATTTGCATGCCGTTTCCAATTTCAGCATTGGTAGGGTTGCCCATGCCGGTATCGCGCATGAAGTCAACGGCTTCCATAAGCAACTTAACCCCAGCAGGAATAATGACCGCGGGCGGCATCGTTCCGTTTGATTCTTTAAAGAGAAGCAGCATTAAGCCAGCAATGCCTTTGCCAAGACGTTGGTCCAACGGGCCTTCGCGTTGCAATTCTTTAAGCATAGCGCGGTGGCTTTCTTTGGAAAACATTACTTTCATACCAGCAACGACTACGCGCTCATAAGCCTCCTGCAATTCAGGCGGCATGTTAATGTTGTCGGATACGGCCTTTGTTGAAAGCTCGTCGCCTTCTGGTCGGCCCATACCTTCTTGAATAATTCCTGTTGCCATGGTGTTCTCCTTATCCTTGACGCGGTTGCATGTTAGCGGCGACTAGACCGGGGGCCCGTGCGTTGGCGTTAGGGTTAACTGCTATGCCGGTTTGAGGGCTTGTTGTTGCGTAGCGATTAGCCATGTTAAGGCGGCGGCGCTCTTCTTTTGCAATAGCCAATTGAACCTCTTGCGCTTTTGCATCAGCAAAACCAGTGTTGGCTTTAAGCGCTGCAATCTCGGCGTCGGTCTTGCCGCTTAGCCAATCAGCTACACCGCCGACTGCTTGAGCAGCAACGTAAGCGCCTGTTGGATTGTTCTTCAACATATCCATGGTTCCGGAGCCCGCGGCCTTGGCGGCGTCCAAGTAGTTGCCGGCTTTTAAGGAATCCACAAACCCGGGTTTTGGTGGGGGCGCCATGGACATGTTAGGCCCGGAACCTTGGGCGTAAGACATTGCGGGAAGTGGCCGACCAAGAATGTCTGTGCCGGGGTTTGGAACGTTTAAAGGCGACGTGCCGCCGCCGCCGGGAGTGTTGAGGGACCGGGTGCTGGCGCCGGGAGTGTTGAGATCCGCGCCGGAGGCTGCTGCAAGTTCGCGCTGCGTTGTAGTTGTAATATCGGGGCCGCCGGCCAACGATCTTGATTGAGAGGCGTCGGGCACGGCGCTAACTTGAACACCGTCAACCACGGGGGCTTGCGCGCCGGGAACGGCGGTAGCGTTTAAAGCACCCGTAGCATCTTTAGCTCCCATGCCCAAGGTTTCGCTAAGGTTGCCGCCAAGCGTTGTACCCATTACTTTGTCGTAAGCCATGCCGAGGCCGCCAGCAATACCAGCGATGGCGCCTAGCTTCATCAAGCTCTTGTTGCCTGTGATGTTACCGACCAAGCTCACCGCTGCGCCAGCAAACGTAATGCCTTGCATCAAAGTCATGGCGGCAAAGCCAGCCTCGGCCGTGGCAAACATTGTGCCAATTGAAATGGCCGCGCTGATTGGGTCGTTTTTCTCACCGAAAGCTGGGCCGCCGGTGGGGTCGCCAATAGGGTGCTCAGCCGCCATTGCCCGGGTTTGCGCCCGGGACAGATAGATTTTCTTGATCATAGTTTCCTCTCAAAGGGTAGGCTGCCAAGCAGATAATACTCAACGTCCCCGTCTTTCCAAGTGGGTTTGAACCCGATTCGTTTTACAAATTCTTTTTGTGCTACGCGCCCGTGCGATATGCGCGTGGTCAAAAAACCATGTCTTTCAAACACCGGCTTAATAAAAGCCCTGACCGCCCCACGCATACTGGCCTTGGGGCGCCAGTCAGGGGCAAGCGCAAAATGCACTTCAGTTCCCTTGGCCACCACAGTCCAAACGTGTTGACCGTCAAGCTCAAACGGGAAGACATCCCAGTCTTCAAAGTAATCCAGAATTGTGTAGCGCGACAGCGCCGTGCCCTTGCGGACCGAAGAGATGATCGGTTCGAGAAGGGCTTCGCGCGTCATGTAAAGTCCAGCAAAGTTTTAAGACCGGGGATGCCGGACGTTGCGCTAAGAATTGCTAAAGAGTTTTTCAGATATGCTTTTTGATCATTAACCGCCGCGGTTACGTTGGCGGCATCCAAGTCAGGGTTGGCCATAAGATCCGCAATGTTCTTAGACACCTGCTGGAAAATATCGTTTGCGCTTTGTGAAGCCTGCATTTGATTCTTGTAGGCAGCTTCAGTTGCAGCCAAATCTTTACGGGTCGTAGCGTCAATGTTTTGTAATTCAATTTTAGTTGCTGAATCCGCATTGGTCAAAGCGATTTTCATTGCTTGATCCATCATCAGCTGAACGGTGCTGTTTAATGAAGTGGCGTACTGTTTAGACGCTTCGCTTTGGACCCCGGCTGAGAATTGAGCCGCTTGGTTTTGAGAAGCTGCGTTAGTCAAAGCGGCTTGATTTGCAGCGCCTTGGGTAAATTGAGAGGCTTGATTTGCAGCGCCAGCGTTTGCCAAAGCGGCTTGGTTTATAGACCCAGCGGTGAACTGCATGCCGGTGTTTGTTTGACCGGTGTTAAATTGCGCGTTCTGGTTAGCCGCGTTAGCATTAACTTGGCCGGCGTTGGCAAAAGTCGTAGCGTCTTGCGATGCAATTGGCAACGCTTGTTTGATTACGGCTTCTTGGCCGGCGCCCACAGCCATGCTGGAATTGACCAAGCCGCGCTGGTTCATCTGAGCCAGAGAGGCTGCACGAGCTTGCTGGAGCAGGGGCGAGTTGGCTGCAAGAACTCCGGACAATTGGCCCTGAACGGTTTGATTAGTTTCAGGATTCCATTTAGTCAGGTCTGCTTGGCCGGCTTGGTAACCAGTGGCCCCCGCCTTATCAGCGGTGTATCCAGTGGCTCCCGCGGTTGAGGCGTTATAGCCGGTGGCTTGAGGAGCCGCAACGCCTGTAGTAGCCGCAGTAAGCAGCTTGTTCCCAGAGGTGTTTAGATCGAATGGATTGTTTGCTATAGCCATATTTGCTCCACAAATGAAAAAGCCGCTCTAGGCGGCCTCTTGCGGGCGCACGGGCCCCGCAAAGATTTTACGTCAAGAATCGTTTAACAACAAGCATTCTGCTTGTCTGCGTTTTAAAAGACCCGGCAACACTTTACCGCCCCCTTTGGTCCAAAGCATGAGTTGTTCTTTGGCGCCCTCCCAATCTTGGGCGTTAACCTTACGCTTCAGAGTAGAAGTCTGGAGACGGCCGGTGCCCAAATTGTAGGCAAAGTCTACCAGCGCGTTGCACTTGCGAACGTCAGTAATTAGGCCGGGGCAGTTACGCAAAACACCGGGCAAGTACGTGTGCTCAAGCTCAACCATCAACAGCGCCCGCGCCGTTGGCTCATCCATCGGGGCGTCTTCTAAAGTCACCTTGCGCTTGTCTGCGTAGTATGTTGAGCCGTACCCAATCGTGGCCACTCCGGCTGGACATAGGTAAGGCTTGGCCCGGTAGCCCTCAAACTGTCGGCACAGTGCGGCAGCTAGTTCGAGGTTCATAACCCACGCTTAGCCAATGTACGGTCAAGGAACCAGAAGTTAATTGTCCCAGCCAACAAAGCTGAGAAGTCTGGCGACATCATCATTTTGAACACTTCGGCTGGAGGGGCGCCGGTGATCCATGCGTTCCATGCAAACCACACGTGGATGAAGCTCCAGACAAACAACACCCAGTAAGTTACTACTGGCCTGACGGAAGCAGATAAAGATGCAGCCCAGCCACCTGCGGCTTTGACCATTGTGGCTTGCTGCTCTATGGCAGACTGGAACGCATCCATGACACCTACGTCAATGGCCGCTTCCCGTTGTGCTCCAATTTCGGCCAGCTTCTGCTGACCCCGCAACGTTTCCAATTCGCATTGGCGAGAAAACATTAGCAGTTCGTGTTGACGCTCGTTTTTCTTATCGAAAAACTTGAGCACCTCGGGGGCCATACGGAATAGCCCGCCAAACACTGAACCTAAAATACCGCCACTAAGAACATCAAACATAATCAATCCTCCGACATATCAGTTGCTGCCAAATTGATGCGAGTTTTCAGAGCCGCAATATCCTCTGGCTTATCTTTAAACCCGATAGCTACATACCCCGCAAACTTACCCGGATCGGGCGGTATAGAACCTCGGCACATGAAATTTACACCCTGCTTTACACCCCACTCACCTACCTTAGATGACGGTTTAAATTCTTCACAAAGAACTTCGTTGTTAAGCATTGCTACCATAGCGGCGTTGCGGTCTGCGCTTGCGTTAAACAAAGACGTTACCGTTCCTTCCATTGACTTCTCCCGTGAGCCATCAGCGTTCAGGGCTAGCACAGTGGTGCGAGAGTTTGTAGTTAGGTTAGCTTTGTGGATCAAAATAACCAAGCCATCTACGTCTTTCATTAAGCTACGAGCAGGGGTAAGTAGTGTTTCTTGCTTTGCTAGCTGCGGCATTTTGTCCTGAGTCGTAATCGCTTGGAGTATGACTTGACGCGAGTCCCATGCAAAATATCCAGCAAAGGCTAGAAACGAAAGCAGGATGACGGTAAACAGTTTGAAGGGATTGTCCACCCACTCAATTAGACCAATGACTTTGCCAAGAGCACTGTCGTCTTTCTTGGCCTCAGTTTTGGGAGCCGGCGCTGGCGCGGCAACAGACACGTTAATTGTCTGCTCTGCTTTGGGTTTAGGTGTACGCCGTTTAACTGGCGCTACTTTTGCAGGGGGTTTTCTTGTGACCATGTTTATACCAACTTATCTATTTCCCGTTTAAGGTTTGTGATGTCAATGTTTAGCGTTATCTGCCGCATCCTGTATTCATAAATCTCATACTCATACTGGTGAAACTTCTTCACCTGCTGGTCAATCTGTACCTGCACAGCCCTCTCAGCGTTAAGTCTTTCCACCCGCTTGGCAAACACCTCGGACTGCATTGGTGGATTTGGCTGTACCACCGGATACCATTTGTCGTAACTGATCTTCACTTCTTTTCCCGATCAAGCGCATCTTTGTATCCATGAACAACCTTACCCCTAAGCTCTGCTGAATCCGCCGCGCCCGCCCACTCGGACAGGTTGTTCCAAATAACCGCCAAGTCTTGGCTTCTGCAAAACCGCACATTGTTTGTCAGCCACATTGACATCTGTTGATGTCGCTCGGAGGGGTTGTGGATAGTCCAAGCAATACTGTAGAACTCGCGCACATGGCAACCATTCTTGGCTACAGCCCCAGCCAACACTAACAGCAGTAACAGAATGAGCCAACGCATTTATCACACCAAGCTCCATGCAATCATATACGTGCCAAAAATGACAAAGGCCACTAGACAGGCTGCGGCAATAAATGCTTCAACCCAGTCCCACATGTTAAATTCCAAATATCTTTTTGAATACGTCTGCCGCCACACCGGGACCAAGCAACACGGCCAAGATCACTACGTACAACAGGTACTCAATCTTAGTCATGCGCCTATCCCCAGAACGCAAAGATTTTTCTATGCTGTTGTACCGCTCAGCGCAAATGGCTTCGTGCACGGCTAACCTTTTATCAACATCTGCGTCCATGGCTTTTTAAGTCCTTTAATCTCGTTATAAAACTTGAGTGTCTGTTGACAAAGGTTGATCAGTTTCATCTACTGGCTCTGGCGGTTTTACAAACTGAGTGCCATCCCAAGTATCACCAATGCCTCCGTCATGTTGAGAGGCTAACTCCATACCACTAGGAGGAGTCCAAACTGCACCATCTTCAAGTTCAATTACATTGACAACAACTTTAGTTGCGCTGTCTAACAAACATTTTTGCGTCATGATTTTTCCTTATCCGGGGAATACTGTAATGATGACTTGACCTGCGCCACCTGCACCAGAGTTTCCGCTAGAGCTACCACCACCACCGCCAGCGGGTTGAGTTCCTACAGTTCCAGTTGCACCACCAGCACCACCACTACCACCACACTGGCTGACCCCACCGGTCGTACCTTGGGTACCACCACCGCCACCACCGCCCCAAACGGCTCGGCCACCATTGAAGGTTGGTCTGTCTGCATTACCACTGTCATTAGTAAACGTTATTCTGCCACCACCCCCCGCACCAGCGGTATCGCTAAATGCGTCGTTACTCATGTTGTAACTAAAGAGACCGGTTTGCGGAGCTATCATCCTAAGGTAATTATTAAATTTTGTACCGTCATAACGTGGAGGCCCGCCACCACCATCAGGATAACCGCCAGCGCCCCAGTAGGTGCTTCCCGCGCTTTGGCTTACACCGGGGCCAAACATACCCGCGCCACCTCCACCCGGAGTAACGTTAATGCCATCCCCATCTTGAAAACCGCTACCGCCACCACTACCTACGCCTACGGCGCTGTGCAGAACCGCTCCGATGCGCGTGACAAAACCGATTATGATGACACCGTGCTAGGCATCGAGTTTATCATGGGGCTGCGTCCTGTTGATGGTCGATGGGATATGCGGGATGACTACTTTGAGGAATATCAGGTTCAGGTAGGTATCGACCCGAATACTGCCGAACCTCTCTTTGAAACCAGGCTCCGCAATTTACCCAAAGACGGCAGCAAGGCGCGCGCGCGCAAGCATCACTGGTTCATCGCGCAAGAAGTCAAAGAGCTGTGCGACAAGCTTGGAGTGGACTTCGGCGGTTATCAGGACCACTCGACTAATGGCGGGTGTGACGTTCTTAGTTTGGGGTATGACGAGTTTATTCCTCCTACCGTAAAGGCCGTCCAGCAGTGCTGGACGCGATTGGATGAGCTGGAAAAGCGGATAGCCG